CTGGCTGTGATGCGCCCGAGGACCGAGCCGACCGGATAGGGCATCCCGACAAGCAAGGTGATCACCTCGCGGGTGTAGTTCGGGTTGACCTCATATTTGAGGACATCGCCCATGCTGGGCTGTTCCGTCAGGACGGGCATTGGTCAGTCTCCATTTTTTGGGTGAGGGAAGTGGGCGCTGGATCAGCGCTTGGCGTCGGTTGCAGCCTTTTTGGCAGCTGCGATGATCGGGCTGTCTTTTGCAGCCGCCGCAGCCGGGGCGGTGGCGATGATGCCAGCGGCATCGCTGCGGGCGGCCAGATCGGCGAGGACGCGGGCACGAAGGGCTTCGGGCTTCAACCCGCGCGTGACGGCGTCGGCGGCGTCGATGGACACACCCAGCCGGGCGGCCTGCGCACAGACCTGCGCGACCTCGGCGGCTTCTGCACGAACAGCGTCGGCGTTCATTGCCGCTGTGTCGGGTGCCACTGCAACCGACAGCACGGGCATCGTTGGTGCGGCCGCTGTTGTTGTCTGTGTGGGATTGATGACGGCTGTCGGTGCCGGGTTCGGGTTGTCGGTGGGCGTGCTGGTCATCTGTGGACCCTTTCTGTTGGACGGAGTGACGGAGAGCGGATCGGCGGCGAATGCGCGGAAAGCGGTAACGGGATCGGCCAGCTCGTCGGCAAGACCGGCAGCGATGGCATCGGCACCGCGAAACACAGCCGCTTCGGTGGCAAGTGCGGCGGTATCGCTGAGCCGATCCCCGCGACCGGCGGCGACGGTTTCGGCGAAGAGGAAGCGGACTACCTCGAGCTCGCGCTGCATCTGGTCATGCACCGCCTCGGGAAGCGGCTGGTACGGATTGGCGTCGATCTTGTGGAGCCCAGCATGGATCAGGGTGACGGCAATGCCCTTCTGGTCCAGTGCGCCGCTCATATCCGTGTGCAGCGCAACGACACCGATGCTGCCGACAGCACCGGTGCGGGGCAGAATGATGCGGTCGGCCTGGGAGGCCAGGACGTAGCCAGCGGACAGCGCGTGTTCGGCAACAAAGGCGTGCACCGGCTTTTGTGCCCGCGCCGCCCGAATGCGGTCGGCCAGATCGAAGGCTCCGGCGACCTCGCCGCCGAAGCTGTCAATATCCAGCGCGATGCCGCGAACGCCGGGATCGGCCAGCGCCGCCTGCAACTGAGCCGCGATACCTTCATAAGAGGTCAGGCCAGAGGATTGCCCGATCCACGCGCCGCGATGCACTAGGGTGCCCGCGATTTCGATCACTGCAATGCCGTCGATCAAGGCGAAGGGTTGGCTGCCGTTGCGCTGGTGGCGCTGGGCGAGGTCATTTCCGAACAAAGAGGCGCGGGCAGGCATGGCGGCCGCTGTTTGCTCCGAAGCGTCGATTTCCAGCCCATGGAAGGTGATTTCCTGCCCCGTGATGCGAGGCCCCAGCCCGGACAGAAACGCCAGTGCCTTGGCTGGGTCGACCATCAAGGGTGTGTTGAAGGCGCGCTGGGCGATCTGTGCGTGGTGCATCATGCGCCCTCCTTGGGGTCAGCCTTGTCTTCAGCATCTTCAGGTGCGTCGTCGCCTTCCGCGCCGTCCTGCTTGTCATCCTTGCCGCTGGCAGCGCCTGGCCCCTGCGCCGGAGATCCCGGACGGCGGAAGTCGAGACCCAGTGACAATTCGCGTTTCCTCTCGGCGGCAATCTCGCGGTCGACCTGTTCTGCGTCATAGCCACGCTCCGAGATTGCCTGCGTGCGAGATTTCAGCCCGGACTCGATCTGCAGGATCTCTGCGGAGGCGTCCTTCATCGGGTCGATCCAGTCCCATTTGGTCGGCAACCAGGCGCAGGCCTGATATTGCCGCCGCTGTTGATCATAGCCGGGCAGATCGATGGCACCCGACAGCACCGCCACATCCATCCAGCGTGCCCACACTGCGCGGCACAGCTGGAATACCAGCACGCCATGCTGCAAGGCCGAGATCCGACGACGAAATTCAATCAGCGATATCCGCGTGTTGGAGAAGTTCCCCTTGGTGGTATCGCCAGTCAGATAGCCGTAGGGGATGCCCAGCGCCGCCGCGACTTGCAGCAAGGTCCGGTATTGGAACAGCTCATAGGTGCCACCAGAATCTGGCGTGGACGGGGTCGAGACATCCTCGCCGGGATCCAGCCGCACCACTTGGCCGGGCTCAACCTCCAAATCCTCTTCAGTCGGCTCCAGCGGGGTTTCGGGCGCTGGCGAGGTGATGAACATTGCGAACATCGCCGCGATTTTCTTCCGCTCCAGCTCCGCGTCGTCATAGAGGTCCAGCGTGAACAGCTTGACGATTGCGGCGGCAAACCGCGACACGCCGCGCAACTGGCCTGCCTCGACTGGGTCCAGCACGTGGATCACATCTGCGGCGGGCACACGGACGGTCTCATTGGTGAGGCCGGGGTCTGTCAGATCACCCGGGTGGCGGCGCAGGAAGTGATAGGCGACGCGGCGACCGATGCCGTCGAATTCGATCCCCTGCCGGATCAGCCCAGCGCCGGACAGCGTGCGATTCATGTCGAGGGGCAGCATTTCCGCAGGCAGCATCTGCAATTGCAGCGGCACGGTCAGACCGTCTTCCGCGCGACGGGGCCGGATCCGGATGAAGACCTCACCAGACAGGAACACCTCGCGCGCCGCCCGACGCTGCAACCCGTAGAAATCGGTCAGGCCTTCCGCGTCAGCGTCATCGGTCCAGGCCAGCCACAGCGCCTGCAACTCTTCCTTTTTTGCCGCATCCGTGATCGTCGACGAGGGTTTGATCCCATCGCCGACGACATTGCTGGCGAAGGATTCCACAGCGTTGGCTGCATAGCCATTGTTCCGGACCAGCCAGCGGGCGCGGGCGGTGATGGTGTCGCCCGATGCCGCAATCAGCGTGTTCACATGCGCGCGGCTGGCGCGAAACCCCCGCAGGCGACGATGGGCCTGTGCGGCATCAAACCCGCCGATGATCGAGCCGATGCGCTGGCGAAAGGCCTCGAACGCCATGGATCACAGACCTTTCGAGGCGACAGTGCCCCAGCGCCGACGACGCGGGGTGCCGGTGGTGGCGGTGGCGATCCGGCCTTCCAGATCGCTGATCGCCGCAGCCAGTTCCGTATCCGAGCCATAGTTGATGGTCTTGCCGTCATAGCTGACAGAGCGGACGCCTGCGTAGCGCGCTTCCTGCAGTGCCGCCAGCAGGGCGCGCATCCGTTCCAGATCCATCTCAATCCCTCATGAAGTTCGGTGTGTAAGCCCGGCGTTTTCGCCGTGGCGTCGTTGGTGTTCCGGCCTTGGGCGCGGTCGGGGCATCTGTCGCTGCAGGTATGGCTGCGAGCATCTGAGGCTTGGTCTCGACCCCGGCCTGTTCTTCCAGCCGCCGCCAGGTCGCCTCGTCCCAGCGATCAGCCCCGAGGATCCACGCCGCCGCCCGGGCATAAACCCGGCAGTCCAGCGCCTCGTTGCGCTCGCGCATTTTCTGCCATTCGGGGTGGCTGTAGCCGCGCTTGTTGCGCACGGTGACGAGCTGTTCCGCCACCAGTTGCTTCAGCCATTCGGTGTCGATCCAGTCGGGCAGATGCACGGTGCCGGGAGCATCACAGACGCCCAACGCCCGATCTTCGTCCGAGGGACGTTCCAACCGCAGGAAACGGTAGGTCTCGGTTTTGAACGTCGCCGTGGCCACAGACCACAGGCGCGCGCCCCGCCGCAGACGTTTGCCGCCGATGGTCGCATCGACAAAGGTCGGCCCCGACACCGGCGTGGCCCGGTTGAAGCCTTCCAGCCCTTTGATTGGCGAAACCTGGTCGAACCCCTGTTTCCGCGCCCATGCGTAAACCGCCGGGGCTTCATAGCCGGTGTCGATCGCCAGCTTGCCGATCAACATCACAGCACCATTGGCACAGGCCCAAGTCCGACCAAGTAGAGCCGTCAGCTTGTCCCAGCAGGCCGGATCGTCCGGGCCACCGGCAATGACGATGTGATCCACGAGCCAGGACTCCAGCCCTCGACCCCAAGCCCAAACATCAACCTCGATGCGATCCTTCTGTACGTCCACGCCAGCCGTCAGGAACAGACCACCCACGGGGATCTGCACGCCGCCATAGGCTTCGCGGCGTTCTGCCAGCCGCTGCCACTCGGGGGCGTCGCCAGACTCCACCCAAGTCTCGCCCAGAAGCGTATTGCGCGCGGCGCGCAGCATCTCCTCCGAGCCTTGGGCCGCGAGCCATTCACGGGCGACCTGCTGCCAGCTTTTCCAGCCCAGCGGCGAATAGAGCGCCGAGATGTGGAAGCCGATCGAATGTGGATCGGCAGACACGGCTGTCGCGCGCCATTCGCCATTTTTCAGCATCTGCGTCTTGTGATGCTCGGCGATGGGTTTTTCGCACCCCTCGCAGTGATAGGCCGCCGTATCAGGCCGCCCCTTGTCCCAGCGCAGGCGTTCAAACTGCAGCCACTGCATCGCGCCGCAATGTGGACAGGGCACGAAGTACCGGCGCTGGTCGCTGGCCTCATATTCCCGCTCGATCCGGCTAATGCCCCGGATTGTCGGCGTCGAGACCATGAACACCTTGCGGCGGTGGGAGAAGGTCGTCGTGCGAGCTTCGGCAAGCGTGACCGGATCGCCTTCCTCGTCGGCTGAGGCCGGATAAGCGTCGACCTCGTCGAGAAAGATGTACCGCGCGGGCATCGACCGCAGGCCAGTCGCCGAATTTGCGCCGGTCAGCACCAGAATGCCACCTTGGAATTCCTTCGACAGCATCGAGTTGCCCGCGTCGCGCGACCGGGCCGGATTGACCAGCGCACGCAGCACCGGGCTTTCCGAGATCAAGGGGTCGAGCCGCCCGCGCGAGGTGCGTTTGGCCATTTCCACCGTGGGCAATACTGCCAACATCGGACCCGGCGCGTGGTGTATGACAAAGCCGATCCAGTTGTTCCCCGCCTCGGTCGCCCCAACCTGCGCCGCTTTCATGAAGCTGATCCGTTGCGCCGGGTGGCGAGGCGACAGGGCATCCATGATCTCGCGCAGGTAGGGTGCGCGGGCGGTGCGATACCGCCCCGGTTCGGCCGCAGCACGCGACGACAGCCAGCGATGCGCATCCGCCCATTCCGACACCGTCAGATCAGGATCCGGGCGCATGCCTTTGCGCCAGCTGCGCAAGATATCCTCGGCCCCATCAAACCCCAGATCGAGGTCTGCGGTCAGGTCATCGTTATCCGAGGCTGACCCTGAGATCGGCGAGGGCTTCGAGGTGCTGTCTGACATGGGTTTCCAGCACCCTCTGCAGGATCGCGGCCTCGATGATCACCGGTGTTCCGGTTTGCTTTTCCACTCCCAGAGCCACTTCCGCCGCCATCAGTGCTGACACGCGGGCAGGCCAGGTGACCCATGTGTCGCGTTCCTGCCGCGCAAGACGGAACACCAGCGCTTCGGCCCGGGCGCGGTCGACCAGCGTGCCCTTCTTCTTCTGGATGCCAAGCTGCTTGTCCTGCGCCTGGTAGACGGTCAGCGCGGTTCGGGCCTTCAGGTACGACGAGCTGTCGGCGGGGCCGCTGAAACTGCTATCGCCGCCGGTGCTGCGCCGTTGCTGGTCGGGGTCGGTCATGTCGGCCCGGCGTACATCAGACGCCGCCGCGTTGATCGACCCGTCACTGTAAACCACCAATCGGCTGGCCTTGCGTGCCTTCTGGATCGCCCCGCGTGACTGGCCGGAATGGGCGGAATACTCGCGTTCGGACATACCTTCCATGGCGATTGCATTAACCTCAAGATGTTGTAATTAAACGGAAATAACGATCTTATTCAGTTGATTACACTCCGCGATAGAGCGATTCATGGTGCAAGGCAAACGGGTGTATCGCACCCCTTACATGAGGATCGGAGAACACCATGCGCGCACAGGAAAAGATGGGACACAGCTCGATGAGCGACGGATGGCGGGGCCACACCAGCCCCGCGCAGGAGCGGGTGAACTGGGTGATGGATGAAGTCATGTCGGGGCGGATGAGCCAGGCCGACGGGATGGTCGAGATGGCACGCGCCCACGAGATGATGCGCGAGGAAGCCTGCGCGCGGACAACCCACCCTGAGCACCGCTGGGAGGAGTGATC